GAGGGAGTGTAGGTGCTATCAGCGGCATCAGTGTAATTGAACCATTGTTTACCGAGAGAATGGGTGGCAGCAGCAACTGCTCCAGATTGATCGGTAATATTGGAATCTTTTTGCACAACCCAAATGAGCTCTTTGCAAGGATGGTTAAAGTTGAGTTTGATCTTGTTGGAGGTGGTAGAAGTTGATTCTTCGCCGGTATATTGGAGTTGTTCGATGAGGTATTCGTGGGAGACTTGGGCGAATCTGCGGCGTTCATCAGTATCTAGGTAGATGTAATCTACAAAGAGAGAGCATGAGGCTAGAGAACCAACAGAGACGGCACCAAGATTGGTGGTCCAGTTAGCACCACCATCAACGGAGGTACCTGCCCAGTAGGCATCAGAAACGGGGCGAAGTTCAAGGTTAATCTTGACTTCGTGGTATTGGAGAGCAATGAGGGGGAGGGCAAGACCAGGGTTGCGAGCGAACCAGAATTCTAGGGGAACATATAGAACTTGGCCTCCAACACTGGCAGTGGATGCAGTTTGGTTGAATAGGGGAGTAACTAGTTGAGGAATGTTACCAACCATGTTAGCATAACCAAGTTGATGGCCAGCAGATTGGGTTAGTTCATTCCAGATGTGGAGCCAGTCACCGTAATGTTTGTCAATGCGTTGACCACCGATTTCGAGTTCAACATTGCGAATTAGGATATGACCGACCCAGTTTAACCAACGGAAACCAGTAATGGTTGATCCGTTTTGAGCGGGGACTGATACTGAAGGGAGTTCAACGCGGAGGTAAGTACGATGAATTAAATCACCGTTACGAGAAATAGTGCAGGTAACTTTCTTTCCCCAATCAGCTTGTCCGTTGAAAACTTGTTCAATGGATTCCATGGAGAAATTGGTGTGTCTTCTATAAATGACTTTGAAAAATGTAATTTGAGGATTACCAGTTAGGTAGATATCCTGTGCGCCATAAGCTACGAGTTGCATAAGCAGGTTGTTCCGTGAATTTACCATACTCACGGCCTGGACTGTATCTTAATGGCAGCAAACCTTAGTTTGCTGCCACCATACCCGTTCAGTCTCTGAAACGGTATCATGTTCTACATTTCAATAGTTCTGAATTATAGAATTTAGATACTCGCCTGCGGATCGCCCGTAAATTTATAACTTTTTTACCATTGGGAAGTGGAATTACCACTGTTCCTTCAAAAGATTTCTCTTATGAAGTGGTAGTTATAAACACGTATAGGGTGGGTTTCCCGCATCAAGGTATGTCGCAGTATGAAAAATTTATTTTTTTCTATACTACTAGCAAGGGATTTGATCCCCTCACTTAGGCCTGGATAAATTATTGACCTCCTCCCATTTCTTTTTATACTATATATAAAGAAAAAAAATAATCTAAAATAAATATTATTTCCGCATTTATAATTTAAAAATCCAACCAAACAACTTTTCTAAATAACATAAAACCCCTTTAAAATCCCTAACAAAGATTTTAAATTTTTAAAATAGATTTTTATATTTAATTTTAATTATTCAAAAATATATTAAATCATCATCCTATAATCGGTAAAAAATTGACGAATAAATATTAAATTATATCATAACAATATAAATGGACAATCTACTTGGAAATGAAATTGGTCGAGGTGGTTTCGGAATTGTTTACCAAAAAAAAGATGATCCTTCTAAATGTATAAAATTAAGTAATAAAAAAGGGGGGTCTATTCATTGTCGACAATGGTCAAATGAACATAAAAAAATAAGCAGCTTCATTAATAATATTGAAAAAAATTCAAATAATCATAAATTTAAATTTGTAAAAGTTTTAAAATCCATAGACTTTATAGAAACACCAAAAGAATGTTATATGGTTTTGCCTAGAATTTATAGACCAAATAGGGATGAAGGATATACTCTTCAAGCTCAATTAGGTTGTGATTCTTGTCATATGATTCATAAAGGACGTGGAGAATTCATTGGTTTAAAGGAAATTAGAGAATATCTACCCGAAGATGATATTGAAATTGCTTGTCATGAATTAGGTATGATGATGGCATTAATACATTTTGTAGGTAAAAATGATGCATATGATATTGAAGTATTTCTTGGTAAGGAATTGCATTCAAAAAAATGTAGATTTTATATCGCTGATTTCGATCTTTCAGAAGAAATAAAAGAATATGATTCTGAAACTATTGAAAGAATTAGTTGGTCACTTGATGCAGTACCTTATTTTCCAAATGATAGTAATAAAAAATTATTTGAATTATTTAAAAGTGGTTATTCAAAAATTGCTCAAAATCCTGAAATAGTTGAAAAAATCTTTGAAAATTATGGATAAAATATCTATTCCTCTTTTAATCTCCATTTAAAACCCTTACAAATTACATCAGAAGAATCACATGCCAATCTCAAAGATTTTCGTGGCATTTTAAATTCTTTTATTACTGCCTCAAATGTTGGATATATTTTTATTACTTCATTTGTTGTTTGATTAAGCTGTTCTACTTGTTTATGTTTAATTGAAATCTTCTTTTCTGGTACATATAAATTTTCCAATGATAGTTCATATTTTCCTGTTACCATAATATCTTGAATTATTTTACTTACCCATATTTGAAAAGGTATAGCTGTAGCCTTTGATGAATTCATTAAAAATCTATATAAGCCTATTTCTGTAAGATGAATAATTTTCTTTGCAGGAATTCCTTCAACAATCTTTTCATTCTCATTAAAATGTTTTACTGCTTTTTCAACATTTCTAAACTTTAATACCTTTTCCAGTTCAGAAATATTAATTAATTTCAAGCCATCTCTTTCAATTATTTCAACTTCCTTTCCTTCCAAAAAAGCTTTTATGATAATATCCATAATAAAGTTAATAGAAAAATAATGTTTAAATCATTATCAATTTTAATTTCCATTTATATCCTTTACAAATTATATCAAAGTTACATACCGAATTAAAAGTTTGTCTTGAAATTTTAAATTAATAAAAATTCATCTTTTATATTGGATCTGCTTACACTCATTTATATAAATAGATATATAGCTACTTAAATATATATTTAGTGGATAATTTATTTCCACAATCATGCATAAAAATATGTATAAAATTGTTTTTTCATGCCCATCAAAAACATATAAGCTTCGTGTATACTGTGAACCTCTAGAATTGTGTAACAGTATTGAAAGATTGCTTTCAAACCACATATTATTCTATAATACATTATTTAAGATTCAATCAATATTTCCAGAGTCTTCTATAAAACAAGATCCCCTAATAAAAATTTTCAAGTCCTTATAAAATATATTAAAACTATATTAAATGAAGAAAGGGATAGCAATACTCGAATTATAAAACCAAAATAAATTTGATCTAAATATAACTATTTAAAGGAACATTAAATGCTTTAAAATATGAAACTACAATGTATTCAATTTCCAACCAGAATAAAAATAACAAAAACCAACCGTTAACAAAAAAAACTATGGACATACAACATAGTTTTAAAATGCAACAATTTCAAGAAAAAGAGCAACAAATCTCTTTTCTACAAAATAAAATTAATAGTTTATATAATCAACTCTCAGTACTTGAAAGTAATAAGAGTAATGATGATGATATTTATACTATTATTGATATTAAAGATGAAATAATCAGTTATGAAAAACAATTACAAGACATTAATATTAATTCTGATGAAATTGAATATCTAGTAAACACCGGTGATATATTATTTAAATATTATGATATTATTGACAAAGGATCACCAAGAGAAGAGTCTATACTTATGAGTAAAAAAAATATTGTTGAAAATAGTGTATTAAAATACCTTATTTCACAAGAAAATAAAGATAACTCACAAAATGAAGAATCGGGGATTAATGATAAAGCTACATTACTTGATAAATATATGGAATGTACAGAATATAATTATGTTAAAAATATAGAAGTTGAAAATAAAGATAGATGTCTATCTTGTGATTCTGCAAATCGTAATATAATGCTCAATGATGGTATTATTTATTGCAATGATTGTTGTACTGTCGAATATATCATCATCGATCATGATAGACCTTCATACAAGGATCCACCTAAAGAAATCAATGTAGGTTTCGAAAAGCATCTAATTCCTATGGTTTCATGTGCGGCCTAGGAAAAAACTTATTAGCAGGCACAAATTAAAAACTGCAGATGCTAGTGGCAGAGAATATAATTTTTCTGCTGCGACACTATCAAATTGCGGGAACTTCCTAAAGCTTTGGGTACTAAATTTATATCGTAAGATTATAAATGGCAGAGAGTAGAACTCTGGTATAGTAAAAATCCCAATGATATTACAATGGATAATCCGCAGCCAAGTTTCTAACCCCATTAAATTTTAAATGGTTAGAAAAAGGTTCAACGACTAAATGGTAGTGGGTAAAATGAACCCGGTTTCGTTTTGCTTAAGATATAGTCTAGACCCCGGAGTATATCCGACAAATAGGTTGAAAAACCGGGTATAATCGCAGCTATTTTGCATACAAGCGTAAACAGATTTATGCGCTTAAAAGTCACGTGCCAAGATTATCGAAGATATGGTCTTGGAAAACATTTATAGTACTTCGGATAGATTTTAAACTATCATACTAGTGGCTAGTAGTAAAAAAATTAATTTTATTTACTGCGACATTCCTTGTTGCGGGGAGTCCCTTATAGTCTTCAATACTGCTTTATATTAGAAATTTTATAAAGGAACACGATTAATTATCGTACCCTATAGTAATAAATTGAAGAATTGGGTAATCCGCAGGTGAGTACCTAAGTCCATTATGTCAGGATATGGTACCATCTCAGAGACTGAACGGGTATGGGTGTGAGAAAAATGACAATTTTCTATGATCACTTAAGATACAGTCCGACTCTAATAGAAATATTCGGAGATTTATCGATTAATCATTTCAATGAATGGATTTCGCAAATACAAGGTAAAGAAACAACAGATATACCTGAAGAAGTTTACGATAAAATTCTTCTCGAAATCAAAAAACAAAAAATTAACAATATGGCAGATTTAACTACCAATAAAGTAAAGGAGATACTTAAAAAACTCCGAATAAACAAATATTACGAGCATGTCCCGCATATCATCAATAAATTAAATGGATTACCGACTCCTCACTTTGATTCAGAGCTCGAAGACAAATTAAGAAGTATGTTTAAACAAATACAGCCTTTGTTCTTAAAATATGCCCCTGGATTAAGGAAGAATTTCCTTTCATATTCGTACGTCTTGCATAAATTTTCGCAATTGTTAGGCAAGGATGAGTACCTACCCTACTTCCCTTTGCTCAAAAGTCGCGAAAAATTACATGCACAGGACATGATTTGGAAAAAAATATGCGAAGAATTACATTGGCAATTTATAACAAGTATGTAAAAAATTACATAAAGGTTTTACATTTAAAATTAAAGAGTAAATCATTTTTATAATTACCCAACCACCTTAAAAATTTGAAAGTAATTTAAACAAATACTATGTAAAAATTTTACTAAATACATACCTGGAAACTAAATGACATCTGTTATATCTCAACCAATTAATTATAAAAAATCTAAAATAGATTATGAAATGTCAATTGATGATATAAATCCTATCATCCAAATGTTTTCATCTTATAATGAAATTCCTATTTTGATGTCAAAAAGACCGAAAGTAAAGTTTCAAGTAAATATCATTGAAGTTGATTTGTCAATTCATAATAAACCATCATGTCATCCTAAAATAGTAATAATAGGATTTGACAATAAAAATAAATCAAATTATAAATAAATGTTTGAATACATCTCTGCAATTGGATTAGCATCATTATGGACAATACAACCATATATAT